AGGAAGGACGGGATGCCGCTGCCGACGCTGAAATCACCAAACGCGTTGGTCCCGAAACCACCGTAAACCGATGTGCGGATGAAATGCTGGATGTGATGCCGCCCTTGCTGGACGGCATCTGCCACCTCGGCAACGGACCTAAACGGCATCAGGGTTCTCCAGCGGTATCCACTCCACCTCGTCGGGTGACCACTCCACGCCCCCGTCGGCGTGCTCTGAGCACTGAGACAACTCGGTGTCGGTCAGCGTCAGCAACTCCCGGCAGTGGGCGCAGCGGTACACCACATCAGTCCACCGTAGCGGTCATGGCACCAGCAGCAAACTGCGGCTGAATGCCGTTGCTGATCGACAGGCTGGCGTTGAGCGCGCCCTTGAGCAGCAAATTTCCAGCACCAGTAGAGTCCGTGCCGATGCCGAAGTGCGTGGCCGTGGCGGTGCCGCCCGTGCACTGGCCGAACTGCACCAGCGCGGTGTTGCTGATGGTGGACACGCTGCGCGTCCAGCCGCCTGCCGTGCGCGCCACCGCCACGCGGGCGTAGCCGGTGTAGGCCACCTCGCTGGTGGTCTGGCTGCCAGCCTCGCCGGGGTCAGCCGTGTGCAGGCTGATGTGGAACGAGCCTGCCGTGGCGCTGTTCTGCAGGCCGCCAGCGTCGCCGACGTTCGCCCAATCGACGTTCAGGAACAGGAGGTCGAGGAGTGCCGCTTCGGCGGCGTTGGTCATGGACATGGTGGTTTCTCCTTAGGCGATGCCTTGGGCACGGCCGTCAGGGCCGCGGATGATGGTTCTGGGGGCGCGCATCTGCGCCAGCGCCTCGGTGAAGCCCTGCATGGCCATGGCCAGCGCGGCAGTCGGGTTGGGCTCTTCCACGCCACCCTCGGCCACCTGCTCGGCCGGCGTCTGGACTTCCGGGCCCTGCTTGGCCTGGTGCGCGATCTGCGCCACCAGCACCTTGGTCTCGGCCTCCAGCGTGGCACGCCAGCGCTCCATCTCCAGCTTCTCGCGCTCCAGCACAGCCTTGTTGTCGGCCTCCAACTGCTTGAGCTGCGCCTCCATCTCCAAGCGGGCCTGCTCGCGCACGGCGTCGCGCTCGTCGTTGGCCTGCTGCACCTGCAGCTCGGCTTGCTTTTGCGCCTGGGTGGCCTGGGCCTCCATCTGGATGCGCTGCATCTCCATCTGGGTCTGCGCCTGGAACTTCTGCGCGTCGGCCTGCTGGCGCATCTGCTCGAGCTGCAGCGCGGCCTGGGCCTTGATCTGCTCAGGCGCGGGCGGCTGCTGCCGGGGCTGGGCCTTGGCAGGGTCTGAGAAGAACTTCTCGGCCGTCTTGAAGCCCAGCGCCTTCACCAGCTCCTGCTGGCTCTGGTAGACGTTCTCCGGCGTGGCGGTGCCCACTTGCAGGCCGAACTGCTGCTGCTGCAGCAGGGCCATCAGGTGCGCCACCTGCTGGTCCTTGTTGCCCGTCCCAAGACCCACATTGACCGAGACGTCAAACTGGTTGCGCCACTCGCGCGGGTCGATGTTGACCCACTGGCCGCGCAGGCGGATGACGTCTTCCTTGGTGCTGTACTGGCTCACCAGCTTGAGCATCATGCGGAACAGGTCGCGAAAGCCCTCGGCGAAGTTCCGGGCGATCAGGTCCAGCCGCATGTCCGCGCGGTTGGTCACGATGTTCACGCCCGTGGCCGTCTGGTTCAGCGAGTCGCCGTCCGCCCCCTGGTTGTAGCGCGTCCAGCCCGTGGAGTCCTCCAGGAAGCCCTGCATGGTCTCCATCATGGACATGCCGAGCTGAGAGTCCCCCATGCCCTGGTCCAGCCGCCCCGCCGCGCCGGGCTGCTTCACGCGCACCACGCCACCAGGCCGGGAGGCCAGCAGGTCGTCCAGGTTGACCTGGCCATCCACCGCGAAGTACCGGCCGTTGATCGACAGGTACATGTTGTCCAGCATCCCGCGCAGGATGTTGGTCTTGATCTTCTGCGCCTCCAGGGCAAGATCGGCCACGCTCAGGCCGAAGAACTTGTGCGGCATCGGCACGGGGGTGATGCTCACGAACGGCGCGCAGTCCACGATCTCGTTGTCGAGGATCTGGTTGCCCGCGCGCGTCACCTTGCGCAGCTCGCTGATGCCGTCGCCGTCGTAGTCGCAGCGCACGTAGCACTCGGTCACCCAGATGATGCGCTGGGAGTCGTCGGGCGTGCTGATGGTGTCGGCCTGCAGGTAGGCCAGCTCGTCGTCGTTGCCCAGGCGCTCAATGCGCTCCATGTTCAGCGCCGTGGACTGGTCGTCGCCGCTGATCTGGTCCACGTTCTTGTAGCCCATGGAGATCAGGTCCGACTGCGTCCTGGCCACGCGGTGCGCCACAAAGCTGGCGTCCTCGATGGTCTTGGCCTTGCGCGAGATCAGGAACTCTTCGGGCGGCACGTTCTCCACCCGCACGCAGCCCTGGATCTTGGTGCGCTTGCACACCACGTCGTAGGCCAGCACCGGCGGGGCGGCCTGGATCTGCGCCATCTGCTGCTGCAGCTGCATCACCGCCTGCTGCGCCTGCGGGTCGCCCGCCTGGGCGGCTTGGCCGGCCTGCTGGAGTTGCTGCTGGAGCTGCTGCAGGGCCTGCTCGCGCTGCTTGGCGTCTTGCTCGTCGGGGTAGCTCTTCTGCTCGATGACCTCGACCTCGTCATCGTCCATCAGCTCCGCCAGCTCCACCTGGTTGAGGTTGCGGTACTCCTCGCGCTTTTCCTCGCGGCGGTCATCCCACCAGACCTTGACGATGCCGTTCTTGCTCAGCAGCGCGTCCTTCATCCAGTTGTAGGTGATGAGCTCGCCGTTGTTCCTGACGTGGAAGCAGTGGTTGATGTAGTCCGTGCACTGCTCGGCCTTGGGCTCGTCGCCCGGCTTGGTCGGCTCAAACTCCACCACGCGCTCGGAGCCCGCAAACTTCACCATGAGCTGCGGCAGCATGCTTTCGATGGTGTTGCGCACGTCCGGGCTCACCACGGACGAGCGGCCTTCGATCTCCGGCGGCGTCAGGTCCAGCGTGGGCTTGGCCAGGTAGTAGCTCATCGCCTTCTGGCGCTGGGCGGCCAGCTTGCCGCTGTACCAGCCCACCGCCTGGCGCATCTCCTGGTCGGTGATCGACCGGAGCTCATCGTCAGACATGCGTGCCATGGTGATGTTTAGCGTTTCTTCGCCTGGACTATTGGTTTCGGAATGGCGGACGTTCCCGTCAGCAAGACAACATAGGCGCGGTACTTTTGCAGCGACTGGCGGGCCTGTTTCAAACTCTTGTCCAGCGCGCGTTCTCGTTCTTGGTAACGCTTCAACGTGTCACTCGTCGCCCTTTGCGCCAACGTCAAGTTGCCGCGCAGGTCCGCGTTTTCCACCACCAAACGAGCCAGCTTTTCGCCCAAGTCCTTGATGGCTTTGGCCTGCAGAACTTGCGTGGCCTCGATTTGCTCGTGCTCAGTCATGCAACGCTCAGGCGTGGGTAGTTGATGGTGCCGCCCCAGGTGTCATTCGTCATCTGGTCGGCGTTCAGGGCCAGGTAGCGCATGGCGTCCGCCCCGTGAGAAAACTCGTCGTGCACCGGGTTGCCGGGCTCGTTCGTGGTCGCGTTGATCTGCCGCCGGTAGCGCTTCAAGCACTCCACCAAGCGGGCGGTGCGGTCGCGGTGGAAGTACACGCGGCTGAAGATGTCGCGCACCCGCTTGATGCCCTGCTCCACGTCCATGTTGGGCGTGCGCTGCACGCTCCAACCCAGGCCCTGCAGGATCTCGGCGTCTTGCTTGCCCGTCTGGTGGCGCTTGGCAAACCCGTCGTGCGGCAGGTAGTGCGTGCCCCAGTTGATGGGCTCCCCATCCAGGCGCAGGGCTTTGAGCTCAGCCGAGTAGTCGGCCAGCGTGCGCTGCGTGCCCTCGATGTAATGCACGAGGCGGATCTCGCTGGACACCTTCTGCGCCAGGATGATCGACATCGAGTCGTTGAAGCCCAGGTCCCACACCGCGTGGGTCTTGAGCAGCGGGTCGTGCGGCACGTTGCCGATGCGCCCTGCGGCGTTGGCCATCTGGTCGAAGTAGATCGCCCCATCCACCGCGGGCTTGCACTGGCCCTCCCAGATGTGGGCGTAGTCCTCGCGCCGCATCGTCGCCTCGGCGTGCTGGCGTTCAGCCTCCAGCACCGCAGGAAAGCGCCGGTTGTCGGCGTGGTTCATCTCGATGGACACGCAGTCCGGCGGCGGGCTGCTCACAAAGCGCCGATACGTCTCGTCGCTCTCCAACTGCGGGTTGAAGCTGACCCAGATCTGCGAGCCGTTCTTGCGGATGGTCGGGATCAGGATGTCCCAGGAGCGCCGGCTGATGGCCTGCGCTTCCTCGCACCAGCAGACATCGACCCCTTCAAAGCTCTTGAGGGACTCGGCCGTCTGGTCGCTCAGGCCCGAGAAGAAGAACTGCGAGCCGTTCTTGCCGCGGATCTCCGCTTGCAGCACCTCGTACTGGCTGCCCAGGCCGAGGGCCTCGATCTGGTCGCGCAGCAGCTGGTGCACCGACTGCTGGATGCTCTTCTGGATCTCGCGCGTGCACAGCACCCGCAAGGGCTTCTGCGCCGCCATGATCAGCAGCGCGCGGGCAAAGCCCCAGCTCTTGCCAGAGCCCCGGCCGCCGCGCACCACCTTGTAGCGGTGCGGCTCGAACAGGAACTGCAGCTTCTGCGGGAACCAGGCCTCAACCAAAGGTCACCCGGATGCTGTGCTGGACCGCGCCGCCGTCCTCGCCCGTCACCTGGATGGGCAGCACCTTGCCCACCAAGCCCAGGAACGGCGCCGGGTGGCTCTCGGCCACGCGGGCCAGGTAGTCCACCCCACCGGCGCGGTTCAGCGCGTCAGCCACCATCTCGCGGATGAGCGCGTTGCCCTTGTCCAGCGAGCCTTTGGGGCGGCCAGCGCCTGGTCGTGCGCCGCCTCGGTTTGAATTGTTTGATTGTTTTTCGGGTTCCATGTGGATTGTCCGAAGTGATGTGGTGCTCTCGCCCGCCGCTATCCGCCGGGAGATTAGCGGGGCAAGTCCCGCGTCGAGAGCTGCGGCTCATTTGCCGGTGACGCCGCTTGCCGTGAGCTTTACGCCCGATTGGCAACTGCAGGCCAAAAGAAAAAGCCCCTGACGAAAAAGTTTCGCGCAGGGGCCGGGTGCCCGAATTTCAGCACAGCTTGAAAAAGCGTTCAAGGCTTTAGACGCGCTCCACAAACATCTGCACCGCATCAGCCACCAGCTCGGCGCGCTCGTCTTCGTTCTCGGGCAGCCGGGCGCTGCGCCACACGCTCACCCCTGTGGCCCGGTTGCGCGCCACCAGGTACAACGCGGTGCGGTACGGGTCGGGGATGCCAGCCACCACCTGGCCGATGTGGCGGATGAGGGCGCCGCGCTCGTCTGTGTCCAGCGCGCCGTTGGCGTCGTCGTACTGCCTGGAGGCCCGCCAGCCGCGTGTGGACGGGCACTCCATGGGGTAGCCCTCCACGGGGCTCCAGCCGCGCTCGGCGCGCCACCACAGCACCAGCAGCTCCAGCGGGTCTATGTCAGCTGAACTTCGACCCATCCACCCACCTCGCCAGATTTGGTGATCTGCAGCGACCACTTCGAGTCGTCCACTTTCCATACGTCGGCCAGTCCGTCTAGGCCGGCCTTGATGGAGGCCAGCAGGTTGTCGAGATCGCGGTGCCGCCGGTCTGGTGGCACGAACGTGATGTGCAGGCTCAAGACCTCAACCGGCAGCCGCTTGGCGCCCTGGCGCTTGGCTTCCCAGGCCCAGGACTCCCGCAGTTGCGCCTTGGCGCGGTACTTCTCGGCCCAGTGCCCGCGGAAGTTGGGGCTGAGCGCCGGCATCACCGGCCAGGGCAGTTTCAGCACCTCGCTCACTGGCACCCCTTGCACACGTACTGCTTCACGCCCTGCAGGCGCTTGAGCTTGCGGCCCAGCGTGATGCGCGACTGGCGGCAGGCGGCGCAGATGAAGTTGCTGTGCAGGCCGATGCCGCGCTCGCGGGCGTACTGGTGGCCTACTCGCTGGCTCGTGTCACTGCTGCTCGGTGTTGTGCCCACAGGTTCCTCATCGTGGTTTTGAGTTGTTCGACGTGCGCCTTGCCGCGGCGCTTTTCCAGGCTCTGCAGCCACGCCCGGCGCTCGTCCAGGCTGCCCAGCTTGAGGATCCAGCGCGCTTCGCATTCATGCCGCCAGGCCTCGCTGTAGCTGCTGACCTCGGTGCCGTCATGCAACTCGGGCACAGCGCTCGGCGTAGT